AAGGCGGGTGCGGCCGGGATCAACGTGGTGTCGGTCATGCGGGACTCCTGGGAGAAGTGCCCGCATCGGCGGGCTGGGTGGGTGTATCGAATGATTCGCAGTGACCGGGCTGGATGCGGTCGAGCAGACGGCAGAGCACACAGCCCCAGATCCGCCCTTCCTTGCGCACCCGGTTCGCCCGAGCGCTCAGGTATTCGCCATCGATGCCGCCGGTCATCGCATTGCCGACGCGGTCGAAGCCGAGGGCGATAGTCCAGGCGCGCGGGGAGCCGACCAGAATGCAGACGAGCATGTACGGCAGTGCGACGGCGGCGCACAGGATGCAGACGATCCAGATGGCGAAGAGGAGAAGGCGTTTCATGGGGCTCCAATAGAAAAAGCCCGCGCGAGGGCGGGCTGAATGAATATCAATTTTGTTGCTGCTGTTACTGGATCATCCCTCCGTGGGGCGACTGCCTCGGCTTTGCAGCCCCGCCTGGCGCGGCAGGCATAAATCCATCGTCCGCAAGCTTCTGCGCCAAGGCTGTCAGCCCGCGCCCGGTAATCCGCACCTGTTCGCTGATCTTGTCATCGCCGGTCACAGAGTCCCGGTAAGGCGTCGACTTGTGGACCAGATGTCCAGACTGGATCCGGTCTTGGTAAGCAAGGTATCCACTCTTCCCTGCGCGGTGATAGATCCACTTGTTCATCACCAGCCAGGCAGTAAGCTTGCTCGGCTGCACCTGTAGCGTCTTTGCGGCATCCCGGATGCAGAGCGTCGAAAGGGATTCAGAAATCCGATCGTGAATTTCTACCTTCGGCGCCTGCTCGGCAACCTTGCCCTCCAGCGCAATGACCTTCTCGCTGTAGGTCAGCAACAGGCCTCGCATGGCGGCGGGGTCGTTCAGGACTGCCATCGGGTCCACTGCTGACGGCGGTGCGGACTCAAGCTCCATCCACCGATCAATGATACGTTTCCTCAGCACAACGCTATACCCCGAAACCAACGTCAGCGTCAGTTCCTTGTTGAGATTGAAGCAAGGGAGGGCCCGCCCAGTGCTGTCTTTGTACTGAGCCGAGAACTCGGCTGAGTCCAGACCTAGCTGGGAAAGCATGTTTCGTATGTCGGCCAACACATGGCGATGCTCTTTTTCGCAAAGCACGCCAATTTCTCGACTCGTCATACTCAGCGGGCTGCCGCCAACGATCAGCGCGTTCATGATCCCCTCCGGCCGGCGACCAGATGAAACACCGGCGCTTTATGGCGCATCAGCACAGGATTCAGTGCGTACAGTTCGACCATCTGGACCGTTGTCTCCTGGACTTCGTCGTCGGTGTTCCGATGTGCGCGGATCAGGCGCTTCTCTGCATCTGTGAGGACCAGATCCTGCGCTTGTTGCTTACGCGCGGCGAGCCGCACGATGTTGTTTGTGCTAGTATCCATTTGCGTTACTTTCAAAAGTAGTTTCGCTCTCAAAGCCCCTGATCTCGTCCGCCAAGATTCTGATCAGGGGCTTTGTCTTTTTAGGCATGCATTTCCTCTTGCGGCCGCGCGATTTCGGCGGATGTGAAGTCCGCATCCCTGGCCTCATCAACGGCCCTGTTCAGCACCCAGTTCACCGAACGATCCAAGCTTTCTGCTTTGGCTTTGAGCCAGGCGTGGTTCGCTTCCGTCGTGCGAAACTGGATCTGAACGACGTTCCCCGATTTCTTCATGCCTCTTCTCCTTGCTTCAGTAAAGGAAGAACAGTGGCTGCCCATTTGATTTGCTGGATAGGCACGCCGCTGCCATGACGCTTGCCTGTGTCGTAGATCCGAGCGAAGTCTTTTCCGGTTTCCGTTGCTTCCCAGACTTCGCCCCTTTTCATTTGGAAGCCAGCCTCCGCTAACAGAAGGTTAAGCTTCCGCCCCGACAAGCCAATACGCTCACCCAGTTCTGTTGGGGTGAAAAATAATGCGTCTTGGTTTTCGGCCACCATGTGCGTTTGCCCCATCAGAGCCAACACATTTGGCCCGGCCACCGCTTGTACGGCTTGATTTGCGCTGACGGCCGCAGACGACTTGTCGCATCCAATCATCCGGGCAATCTGGAAGAACGGACGGAACAACTTGACAGCCTCTAGTGTTTCAGTAGCTGTTGTTTTCGGCTTTCCGATTGTGTACGTGCCGGTGCGCCTAATCGAGGGCAAAATCTCCTCGAACACTAGTCGCTCAAACTTCTCTGCGGCCGGGAGTCCACTTTTTACGATGAGGCGCAGTACGTCAGGCTCGCTGATAATCCGGACGTCCTGAGTGCCACCCGAAGTTTGAAGGGGGTAGCGTTTGGCGACCCCCTTGCAGTGGTTCGATATAGCGTCGGTCGGGTTTGAATACCCAATGGCTTCCGCTACATCCTTTGCTACAAACCATGGCTCGCTGCCAATATCAATTACTCGCACAGCGCGGCCATCAAATTGAAACGGGATCAAGTTACTCAATTTAGCTCTCCTTATGCCGACTTGGCATGAAGTCACTATATGACTACTTGCCATTGATGTCAACTCGGAATCATTAATAATATTCCGAGTTGGCAGTATCATGCGCGTATGACAACCAAAGCCTATCCCAGCGAACTCCAAGACCGTTTCATCGTCCGCCTTCCCGACGGCATGCGCGATGAGATCGCTCGCGCTGCAAAAGCCAACGGTCGCAGCATGAACGCGGAAGTTGTCGCGCGTCTTAGCGCGCCCAACATGGGCGCCATGGCTTCAGACGTCATTGGCGCAATCACTCTACTTCAACAGCAAGTCGCTCGAGCCGAGGTGGAGGAGGTGCGCTTATGCGCAGACATGGGGATCGTCGCTCGCTGCTTCCTTATGTGTATTGATGAGCTTCCCAACGATGCTATCGATCCGGACACCAATTTCGCTCGTGACTTGAAAGAGTGGCGCGCGATGGCGGAACAAAAATATTTGTTAGCGGAAGCGAAAGTCGCAAAAACCGATGTTGTGGCGATGGTGGAGCGCCTTCAAATGTTGTCCGAGCAGGCTGACAAGATGTTTCCTGATGCTGTTGAGCCAACTGACGCGCCCAACTCCTTCGCAAATCCACCTCCACGCAGAATGAACACTAAGCGCAACAAGACCCAAACAAAGCCTGAACCTTCGCCCGAGCCAAAACCTGTCCAGCGCAAACTCAAATTCCGCTCGTCCGACCCCACCAAAAAATAAAGCCGCTCAAGGCGGCCAAAAATAAAAATGAGACTCCTCAAATCCCTCGTTGCGATTGGAACCACAGGCATTTGCGAAGTCGACACCATCGAGCACGAAGGAAAGTTGTGGCTGGTGCCAGAGTGGATTGACGGACACCCATCCAAAGGATTTTCCACCCCAGCGCGCGCAATTCGGATTGACTCACTGCCTCGATCCGGGACGCTTGACCGGCCGGTGTTATATGACCCAATACCACAAGACGTTTTCGATGGGAAAGTAACTGGTCAATTTGAAGTGGTAGAGCTGCCGAACCTGTTCGTGCAGATAGGCACTCCGGGCAATTTGCATTGAGGGACATGTTTTGATCCTGAATTCGCATAAAAATACTATTGTCAAAGCTGCAAATGTTGTTTAAGGTTTGCTGGTCGCGATGAATGCTAAGGAGCCGCAATTGACTACCGACGACCTCTGGCGTGTTGCTCTTGTTGCTGCCGGCACTGGCGTGTTGACCTTATTCTTTCAGGCGCTACGCAGACCCCCGAAGAAGGATGCGCCTATTGCCGAGCCGCCGGCATGGGCTAGGAAACTGTGGGCGCGCATCTCAGGAAGGGAGCGGTAAATCAGGGCTGCTTACTTCTGCCGATAGCCAGCGCCCGGATTGCGCCCGACATTTCCGGCGCACCAATCAACCCGCCATTTTTAAAGCTACGGAATATCTTGCTGCTGCCGCCCTGATTGAATGCACTTTGCGCCATCAGGTCATGGACCGGGCTTCCAGTATCAGCGCCTCCCACAGCGATAGCTGGCATTTGATTGAACTGCTGAGCAGCAGCAATTCGCTCTGGAATCGTGTCCTTGGTCATCATGTAGTTAATCTGATCATGAACCGGGCTCGATGCAGGCAGCAGGCGATTGACTGTCCTTGAATCAAATGGGGCAGGAACTTCATTCGGCGCGTCCAACCCCGGTGATACATCAAGTCCGGGCGAAACCGCATACGGATCGGGAGCGATGAGGCCGCCGTTGGCGTACCCGAGTTCCTGCGTGTCGTAGCCCATTGACTCGAGTCCAAGCCCTTCATTCTGTCGGGTTGTCGCCGCTGCCATCATTACACTTTCAGCGCCCTGCTGCTGCGCCTGCTGCGCGCTGACCGCCCCTACGTGCTGCGCCTGTGCTGCTGCTTCGTCATCACCAATCATGCCGCCGTCGGCAAAGCCGGGTTGTTTGCCCTTGCGGTCATTCGGTACGCCAACCATGGCCGGCGCCAGCAGTGGCACTGCCGACGGCGACAGGCGCTTTACAGCATCTGCCATTGGCTGCGCGATGGCGGGTCGCGCGCTTACCGCGCCATTTAGGAGGGACTGGACCGGGCGGGCGTACAACGCCCCGCCGCCAATCAGGGCCGCCGGGATGGCTGGATTCAACACCCCGGAAGCGAGCGCACCAGCACCCCACATCATCCGCCCTGCCGTCCCGGAATCGGGAATCTTGTCGCCAAGTACGGTCTGTCCGGCCTTGCTCAAGTCCTGCATGAGTGACTGCCCGCGTGCGGTTGCGTTGTCTCTCGCGGAGCCATCGGCCGCTCGTACTGCTTGGTTCAACTGCCCAGGAGTAAACACGCCCTCTTTCTGAACTCCCCTGTTGGCCGCATTCTCTACGCGGACGAGGTTGGCCCAGCCTTCGTTGATCTTCTTCAGTTGCGGCGCTTCGTTCGGATTGGATCGGGTTAGTGCGCCACGGAAGGAGTCCAACGCATCGCCCAGTGCGCTGCCCAACTTCTTCTGGTAACCGTCGGTGGCTCCCGAGAAGTTTGTTGCATCATTGCGAAGGGAGGATTCCAACACCTTGAAGTCCTTGCCTGACATCGTGCCAGTCTGACCGAAGCCATCCAGATGACCCTTGATCAGTGAATTGAACATGTCCGTCTCCTGCGGGCGCAGGCTGTGACTGGCTGCGATGCGTGACAGATCATTGACCATTTGCTGGTCGGGGCGGAACGTCATCCCGGTCAGCAGGTTGTCATAGGCGCCGCTGAGCGCCTGGTGCGCGGCATCCACGCCTTCATGCCCAATGCCGTCCACTTTTACGCCGATCGGCGCAGTGGCGCGGTTGATCGCCGCATTATTGAATTCATCCCGTGCCTGCCCGCGCGCGCGCCGGATCATGTCGCCCATGATTGGCATTCCCTGCAGTTTTTCCTCGGTGGCGTTGGCCCAACCTCCCAGCGTCTGCCCGATCGTTGGAGTAACGCCCTCATCTTTGAGCAGTTGCACCCTCGGATTTACCGAAGCATTCGGACTGATCAGGCGCGAGATTGCGCCAGCGGCTACGGGGATAGCCCCACCAACGGCGGCACCGGCGCCGACCTGCTGTGCCTTATCGGACCAGAAGTCATCCGATGCGACTGGCGTAAGTGCGCCGGATGCTGCGCCGGATGCAGCGCCAAGCCCAACGCGCCCGATAGGCGAGGCGGCCTGCGGGACGCGGGATGCGGCAACAACGTTTGCAGGGCTCAGGATGTTTCCGAGTGCGCGGTAACCGTCGATGCCAGTCTCGCCGTTTGCGGTACGGGCCTGCTCATAGGCCTGCTCGCGCTGCTTGATCTCGTTGGCAATTCCGCCTTCTGGCATGCGGGGCAATATTCCGCCAGTCTTGTCGGATGCCCAGTTGGCGACATTGGCGATCGTATTGTTGACCGAGTCCGGTAGTGCCTTCGTTATCAACTGCGATGCAGCGGCAATCGGGTCCATCGCGCCATGTAGGAACGATACGGTGCGCTGCGGCAGCGGATTGCCATTGATGTCGGTCGTCACCGACAGGCCGGTAGGCTTGGCCGCCGTAGGCGCCGCGGCTGGTTCCGATTGTGCGGCTGCTGCTGCCGGCTGCGCGAATGGATCGTGATCGACTTCGGTAAAGGTCGGGCCAGCGTTCTTCGGGATACGAGCGGCCACCTGCTGGCCATATTGCAGCGTGGTCGGCGCATTCGGATTGCGCGGGTCAGCCACGGCAACACCCTGCCGGGCCTTCTCCAGTCCGCCCGGGCCACCATAGTAGCCAGCCGCGGTCAGCGCCGGGTCGCCGCCAGCCTTGTCGTACATCTGGCTGATGTAGCGTACGCCGGCCCGGGCATTGTGCTCCGGGTTGTTGATGTCCCATCCCTGATCGGCCACGCTCTTGAACGTCGACGGAATCACCTGCATACCGCCGACCGCCCCAGCGTTCGACGTCTTTGTATTGCGCCCGCTGCCCGACTCCTGCTGGTAGATGCTGCGCGCAATGGCAGCGACCGGCGCTGGCGTGCCTTCTGCAGCAAGGGCGTTGTCCAGCGGCGAGGTCTTTGCTACCGGCGCACTCCCGCCGGTAGAGGGCGCCGGGGCGGCAAACGGGTCGTGATCAACTTCCGTAAAGGTAGGCATTATTCTTTCACCATGGCGTATTTACCGTTGGGCTGCTTGACGTAGTAATTGCCGTCCGGGGCCAGCTTGGCTTCGGTTTTCGTGCCGTTGAATGGCACGACCTTGACCGCCGGTTGTTGTGCGCCTGCGGGAGCGCCGCTTGCTGTTGCTGTCCCATCCGACTTCGGCGCAAAGTGCTCGCGCCAGTCCTTGCGCGCTGGGTTCAGGTCGAACGTGCCGGCCTTCTCCTTCGATGGGTCGAAGATCGGGTTCTTGTCGACGTATTCCTTCCAGTAGCGCTCCGAACCGGCAAGTGTGCGGTTCTGCTCGAGGTACGTTTGGCGGAAATTCGCATAGTCTTGCTGCTGCTTGGCGTTCGCAATAATGCCCTTGGCAATGTTCGCGTTGGTTTCCTGTGGCTTGTCCACGCCGATGGTGGCCCGTCCGAACAGCCGCATGTCGGAGTCGGACGAGCTGCCAGAACCAGCCGGGCGCGCATTCGGCGTGAGCTTGGAGGTGATGGCCTCCATCGTTGCATAGTCGGGGCTGAATCCTTTTGCCCACCGACCCACTCCGGTTTTATCGATAACGCCGCCGGTGCTGTTTTTCTGGTTCAGTTCGAGGAACTGCTTGGCGTCCTGCGCCGTAAGGGCCAGCGCCCGCGCCGCATCGCTGTCCTTCTCGACTTCCTTGCCGCCGCGCGCGATCTCGGCCGCCTGGACCTTGTTGGCGTCGCGCGAATTGGTCTGCCCTGTCCATGGCTTCACTGCCGGCACCGGCACGCCAAGGATCGGCGCAGTTGCCGGCGCATCCGTTTCGGCGACGCCATTGGTGACCCGTGCCACGTCGACCTTGCCCTTGTTTTCTTCCTTGACCTTGGCGATCTCAGCGGCGGACTTTGCTGCCATTGGATCGGCCGCATTGACCGCATTCTGCGTCTGCGCTGCCTGGTACTTGGCAATCGCATCAGGGCCACCGTCAGCGATGTCCCTTGGCACTTCCTGCATATACCCAGATGCCTGCCCGGCAGTGGGGTTAGGCTGGGCGACAGTCTGCGTCAATCCACGAATCACGCTCACCGGCTGCTGGTCCTGCCCGGCCTGTGCGCTCTGCTGGTTGAACTGCTGCACGTCATCTGGCAAGCCCTGCCCGCTCATCAGGCCGGGGCGCAGGTCGGTCGTCGTGCCGTCAGCCCGGTAAGCCTTCGAGCTTTCGGAACCACCGCCGAATGTGGCAAAGCCGATCCGCGCCTGTGGCTGGCCGCCTGATGGCCCGCCGACATTGAGGAATGAACCGCCGCCGCTATCGGCGGGTTGTGTGATGTCCTGCTGCGGGCCCATCTTCTGGCGGATGATGTCGCCGATCGGATCGCCTTCACGGTAGGCCTGGTTCTGATTGTTCGTCAGGTTCTGTGCGCGATAGGCGTCGTCGTATTGCGGCATCAGCGCGGCGATGGGACTCGGCGGATTGACCGACCCACGGCCAGCGCCAGCAGTCGAGTTGCCTGACTGCGCAATCACTGGCACATTCAGCGGTCCGTTCGCCGTACGGGCAGTCTGCGCCACGTCGGCGATCTTCTGCGGCTGCTGGGCGGCGCTCAAGATGTTGGCGGCCAGGCCATCGTCGCCGATAGACGTTTTGAAGTAATCGGGATTAGTAGCGACGCCACCTGTCGCAGCGCCCGTTGCTGCTGCGCCGCCGGCGAGCAGGCCGATTGCGCCAGCGGCCAGACCAGCCGGCGCCATGCCGGCGGCGCGAGACAGCGGACCAGCGGGCTGTGTCGCAGGAGCGGCCAGCCGGGGCACATCAGCAGGCGCAGCGAGCTGTGGCGCGCTTTCCGGCGTATAGAACGGCACCTGCTGCGCCGGCAGATTGCCCGAGCCGGCAAGGCGGGCAATAGACCCTGGCCGACGCGATTGCGAAGGATCGGTGAGTGCGTCGAGAAGTTCCATGCCTATGATCCTTTGTGCGTGGTGATGTCGCTGTAGCTGACGCCGAAGCTCGTGCTGCCGGAGTTCGACGCACTGTTGCTGGCGCTGTTGGTCGCCGCATTGCTGCTGCTGTTGCTTGCCGAATTGCTGCTGTTGTTCGAGGCTGAATTACTGCTGCTGTTGCTCGAATTGTTCGAGGACGAATTGCTGCTCGAATTGCTGCTGCTGTTGGAGGATGCATTGCTGCTCGAGTTGCTCGAACTGTTGCTGGACGAGTTCGACACACCCGACGAAATCGACGCATGCACTGACCGCGCCGATAGCGCCGCTGCCGCCAGTTGACCGGCGACCTGGCCTGCCGCCCGCAATGACGCCTGCGCCGTTTCGGCCGCGCTCATCGCCACCTTCAGGTTCGCCTCGCCCGCCTGCAGCGCCAGTTGCGCCTGCGAGGTGTAGACCGCTGTCGTCGCCTTCACGACCTCGACCTGCGCCTTGGTGTGCTCGTTCTTCGCGCCTTCGGTCGCTGCATAGGCCTTGACCTTGGTGTCGAACACGCCGACCACCGCGCGCAATCGCTCCGCTTCCGCAGAGACGCCAGCCTGATAGGACTGCACCTGCGTCTTGAACGACTCCAGCGGGAATTCGGCCAACTGCTTGAAGTTCAAGTTCGCCTCGCCGAGCTTGGCGGTCACCAGGGTGCCGTAGGCGTCCACGCGGCTCTTGTAGGCGCCGACCTGCTGACCGAAGGCGTCGAGCTTGATCGACTCGGCCTTGACCCGGGTGCTGTACGCCTCATACTCCGAAGCCTTCGCCTTCACCAGGCTGTCGAAGCCGAGCAGCTGGTTGCGGTAGATTTCCGACTGCACCAGTTCGGCCTTGACCTGTTGTTCGTAATTATTGAACTCGGAATCCTTTGCCTTGATCTGCGCATCAAAGCCGGACAACTGCGCCTTATAAACCTCGATTTTATTGAGTTCCGCACGGATGCGCGAGTCATATCCCTGGTATTCCAACGCTTTCGCACGTACCAGCGATTCGAAGCCGGCAAGCTGGTCCTTGAAGATCTCGGCCTTTTGGGCCTGACCCTTCAACTGCGCGTCGTAGTTCGCGTATTCCGCTTCCTTCGCTTTGACCTGGCTGTCGAAGCCGAGTAATTCCGCCTTGAACGCCTCGATCTTGTTGAGCTCGTTGCGCGACAGGATGGCGAAGTTTTCAAACTCCTGGCCCTTGGCTTTGACTTGAGCTTCGAAGCCACTGATTTCGGCCCGGTAAATGTCGGCCTTGACTGCTTCGGCCCGGCTCTGGGCCTCGTAATTGCTGTATTCCTGACCCTTGGCCTTGACGCTGGAGTCATAACCGAGCAGCTGGGCGCGGAACACCTCGATCTCGTTCAACTGAGTCTTGCTCAAGGTGGCGAACGCTTCGTACTCGGCCGCCTTGGCACGTACCTGGCTGTCGAAGCCAGCCACTTCGGCCTTGTACAGTTCAGCCTCGATACCTTGGGCGTCAACCTGTGCCTTGTAGGTCGCCACGTCGCTGTCACGGGCCTTGATCTGCGCTTCATACCCGGCCAGCAGCGCGCGATACACTTCAACCTTGTTCAGTTCGGCTTTGGTCTGCGCGGTGTAATTCTCAAACTCGGCCGATTTGGCCCGGACAGTCGAATCGAACCCGGCAACCTCGGCCTTGTAAATGTCGGCCTTGATGCTCTCGCCCTCGAGCTGGGCCTTGTAATTCTGGTATTCGCTGTCCTTGGCCTTAATCTGGCTTTCATACCCGATCAGTTCGGCCTTGTAGACTTCGACCAGATTCAACTGTACCTGCGACAGCGTCTTGTAATTGTCGAACTCGGCGATCTTCGCGCGCACGGTCGAATCGAAGCCGGCCAATGACGCCTTGTAGATCTCGGCCATCACGTTCTGTGCATCGACTTGTGCCTTATACGCGGCGAATTCGGCTTCCTTGCCACGAATCTGCGCCTCGTATCCGGCAATCTCGGCCTGGTACAGCGCAATCTTGCGGGCGTCGACTTGAGATTGTGCGGCATAGTTTTCGTATTCGGCCCGCTTGGCCTCGACCTGCGCCTGAAATCCGGCGATCTGCGCCTTGAACAGGTCGGCAGAAATGCCCTGAGCCCGGTATTGCGCCTCGTAGTGGGCAAATTCGCTGTCCTTGGCCTTCACCAGCGAATCGAACCCGGCCAGCGCCGCTCTGAACACTTCCACCTTGTTCAGTTCGGTCTTGCTAACCGTGGCGTAATTGTCATACTCGGCCGACTTGGCGCGCACCAGTGCGTCAAAGCCGACCATCTGCGCCTTGTACAGCTCGCCCTTGATGGATTCGCCTTCAATTTGGGCCTTATAGCCCTCGTATTCAGCGGATTTTGCCCTGATCTTGCTGTCCACTCCGCCCAGTTGCGCGGTGAATAGTTCGACCTTCGCCAATTCGCCCTTGACGCGGGTCGCATAGCCTTCGAACTCGGTGCTTTTCGCTTTCACCTGCGAGTCATAGCCCTGCAGCTGGGACCGGAACACTTCAACCTTGCTCATGTCGGCATCGATCCGCACTTTCACGGCTTCGACACGGGTCCGGTAGATTTCGGCCATCGATTTGACCGCATCGATCTGCGCGGTGTAGACGGCCACCGCCTGCTGGTTGATCTCGCCGACCAGCTTCTGCCCTTCCAGTTCGGCCTTGTAGATGTCCAGTTGCGCCAATGCCGCGTCTAGGCGGGTCTTGAACACTTGCGCGCGCACGCCGAATGCCGAGACGTCCGCATTGAACAGCGCGACCCGGGCGTTGAAGATGTCGACCACGGCCTGGAACGTGAATTTCGCTGCGTCCAGCGCGCGATTCTGAACCTGGTTGAAATGCTCGATCAGGCGCGACTCCAGCTGCATGGCCAGGTTGAACGCGAACTGGAAATTGCTCTGTTCGAGCTCAGCCTGCTTGATCATCACGTCGCGGGACAGTGCGCCGTCGGCATTCATGCCCTCCTGCATCGCCTGCTGGATCAGTCTTGCCAGCGTGCCGCCGGGAATCTTGAACCCTTTGCTGGCGAACAGCCGGGTCGCTTCCTCGACGCCGCGCTGCGTAATAAGTGCCTGGCGATCGCGGCCGCGGTTCCAGATCGCCGCTTCGACATCCGGGTTCAGGCCGGTGGACGCGCCATTCACGAATTCGACCAGCCGGCCATTCATCGCGCCCAGCAACGTCGTGTTGTACTCGACCTCGGCCCAGTTGAATGTCGCTTCCGGCGCTGCGGGCGCATTGCCCAACACATCGGTGAAGGCGGGAATGTCAATAATCGGTGCGGTCGGCAGGTTCAGGCCGGCCAGCGTCGGCACGCCCGGCAGCGTGAAATCCGGCTCGGTTGGCAGCACGATGTCGGACAGCACCGGCGCAGCAGGCAGCAGACCATTGAATGCATCCGGTGCGGCGATGTCGGTCAGTGTGGGCGCATCTGGCACGACCACTGACAAGGCCGACGGCACAACCAGCGCGGTCAGCGTTGGCGCATCCGGTGCAGTAACGGCAAACGCGGACGGGATGGCGACTTCGTTCAGGGTCGGCAGCGTCGGGATGGTGGCGCTCAGTTCGCCCGGCACTGCGACAACGTTAATGACCGGCGCAGTCGGTACGACAGCGGCCAGCGCACCCGGCACGGTGATGTCGTTGAGCGTCGGTGCGGCCGGCGCCAGTGCATCCAGCGCGGTCGGTACGGCCACGACATTCAGTGTCGGCGCTACAGGCGCAGTCACGTTCAGCGCAGCGGGGGCAGTCAGCGGATCAAGCGTCGGCGCGGTCGGTAGCACGGCAGACAGCGCGCCGGGAATGGCAATCGGCGTCAGCGTCGGCGCAATCGGCGCGGTCACGGCCAGCGGCGAGGGGGCAGCGATGTCGGCAACGTTCGGGGCACCCGGCAGCGTGGCATTCAGCGCAGTCGGCACCGGCACGGCGTCCAGCGTGGGCGCGAGCGGCGCGGTGGCGGTCAGCGCGCCGGGCTGCGCAATCGGGATCAGGGTCGGCGCGACAGGCAACGGCGTGTCCAACGCATTCGGTACTGCGATGACGTTGATCAGCGGCGCGGCCGGCGCGGTCACGTTGAAGGCAGACGGCGCTGCCGGGCTATTCAGTGTCGGTGCGGTCGGCAAGGCTGCGGCCAATGCGCCCGGGACCGCGATGTCGAGGATCGACGGCGCAGCCGGGAACTGGCCGGAGAACGCTTCCGGCGCCGCCACGTCGGCCAGGGTCGGCGTCGCCGGGAGGGTCGCATTCAGTGGCGATGGCACGGCCACGGCATTGATCACAGGCGCGGCGGGCAGGACAGCCGCCAGCGGGTCCGGCAGCGGCACGTCAATCAGTAGTGGCGACGCAAGATCAAAGGTTGGCGCGTCGGCAATCGACAGCGCCGGCAGGCCGCCGATGGTGGGTGCAGTCGGGGCATTCGGGAAGCTTGCGTTGAGCCCGGTCGGCTCAGTCGGCGCGGCGCCCAGTGGATCAATGGTCAGCGCCGGGATCGGGATCGACGGCATGTTGACCAGCGGCAGGGCCACGGTGAAATGGCCCAGTTGCGTGATGGCGCTGACGGCAGCTTGCTGCGACTGCTGCGCCATGCTGTCGGCGGCTGCCATGTAGGTCGGCACCAGGCCGTCGGCCGCGTTCTGCAGCCACGGGGCCGTTTCTGCGGCGGCCGGCGGTTCGGCACGCGGCGCGGCGTCGGCTCGTGCCGCATCGGCTACCCGGGCCGCCTCTTTTGCTGGGGCGGCAGGGAACGGGGGTGCTGCTGGCCCTACCGGGGGTACAGGGGCCGGCGCACCGATGCTTCCACTTATTGCCATCTTCTAACTCCTTGGTGATGCGGTGTAAAGCGTCGCCGCGGGCGCCGCTTAAACGGCGGACAGGTCCAACTCAACGCCGGCGTCCTCCTGAATTTTGGTTTGGCGCAGCATGCCGATGACGTAGGAGGCACCGATCACGTTGTGGCCCTCGAGTACCGTGTCGCTCTGGATACCGATGTTGTGGGGGGCTTCCTCATAGCGCACCAGGAGCCGCCCGTTGTAGAGTTGCTGCCCGCGCGTGGCGACATAGGTTGCCGGATCAGGGCGCTTGGCAAACGGGTAAAAGAATTCCGGGATCGGAACGCCCAGGCAGTCGACGGCGCTGACGACCCAGGCGCCACTGCCATCGGCCATCAGCACCACCACGGCATCGCTGACCGGGTCATACTGGATGCCGCCGTCGTAGTCGGTCCAGACATCGTTCGCCAGGGACTGCATGACTGACATGTCGCGGGTGCCGAAGCCGCCGTCGACCGTGACGGTTTCCCATGCCGGGTTCGCCGCGCCCGGGTCATAGCGGTACACCACGATGGACGAGATCGGCGGCGTCAGCACCGACTGCAGCAGCCACAGCGCGCCGCCCTGGTCGCACACGATCTCGACCAGGTACACGTTCTCGGTCGGCGGCAACGGGTAGACCAAACTTTTCCCGGTGGCGATGCCGATGCGGCGCACGCCGCTGATATGGCTGGCGCCGGTGTCGGTTTCAACGACTATCAGGTCGCCGTCGGGGGTCGGGCAGGCGGCCAGTGCACCGAAGCCGGCGCCGTAGTTCATGGTCGTGCCCTGCGTCAGCGTCTTGGTATCGATGCCATATAAATCATTGCTGGTCTGGCTGCTGAAATTGGCCAGCAGCAGGCCATTGATCGTGCCCGGGCTGATGTCGGTATAGCGCTCGTGGATCGAGACGTTCGGATCAGCCGAGGACGGGAAGGTGACCCGCGCCGGCCCGTTCTTCGCGTCCCAGTACGTCACGCCGTAGATTGTGTAGCTGTTGACCGCATAGGCACCCTGGCCGTCGAGCAGGAAGAACCGCCCGGTGCCACTATCCCACTGCATGCGTTGCGTGTAAAGCGGCGGGAACGCCAGCTCGAACGCGCCGCCCTGCGCCAGCGTGTCCGGGTCGTACAAATACATCACGCTCACATGCGTGAATGCCGGGCCGACATACGGGCCATTGAGCCATCCGCCCATGTAGATCGTGTCCGTGTCGTTGACCATCGGGCCGTAAGTGTGGTGACCGAACAGGGGCGGCGAATAGGCTTCCTGGTCCGGCTCCCACACGCAGTATTCCCGCGTCAGCGGCCGGTATTCCGGCTCCTTGTGCGACACCGGCGGCTCGAAGGCAAAGCGCGTGCCTTCTCCCTCGAAGCTGGTCGACGCCGGCAGCGGGATCTCGCGCGGCACCGGCGCCGCTGGCAGCTGGCTCGATGCGGTGATCCGCACCGTGTCATGGCCGTCATTCGTCAGCGTCTCGATGCGCGTGCCATCCGGCAGCACCTGGTCGGCGCGGAAGAAGCCGCCCGGCTGCCCTTCGGCGATGCGCTCGTTTACGCCGTGCCGGATTCTCATGCTGCCGAGGACTTGCCGCGCCTGATCAATATATCCCTTGGCGGCTTCCTCGTCGCCATAGAACTCGGCGCGCAGCCAGCCCGAGGATTGTGCCTCGTTGAATACCAGGTCGGGCTTGTCGCTCATCCGATTTTCCGGGACAGCGGCTGCACGTCCAGCGACAGGTTATCCAGCGCGAAGTCGGCGCCGTCCCGGTTCGCCAGCTTCCACTGCCAGTACTTGCCATCGACGCCCCTGCCGAATTTCACGCGGCTGGCGTGGATCTGGTCGAGGCGGCGCGGTTCGAGCTTGTAGACATACTCGTGGTGCTCGTCGGTGATCATGGTCAGATCGAGCGCGCCAGCGGCACGGTAGCCGACATACCCGGCTAGCACGCGCTTGAACTGCGGTGCGCCTAGGTCGGACACGCCGCCGGTGACTTCTGCCGTGATCGGGGTGCCCATGTCGGTGTCGCCGGTTAGCGCGACGATGCCCGAAGCGGTGGCCGCCAGCACCATACCGTTGAACTCTGTGAGGCTGTTGAATCCGAGCCCGTCATAGGTCGACACTGCCCGGGTATGCGTATTGAGCGCGACGCCGACGAAGACCGGGTCGAGCACGCCGGCAATGCCGGAGGCGTCCATCGACAGTACCGGCAGAGAGATCGTAGCTGTGCCCACCGTGTCCGCAAAGCCCTGCGCATCCACGCGCATGAGCGGGACCGTTATGGCAGCGCTGCCCATGTTGCCCGGCTCGCCGGCTGCGTCGACGCTTGCCGGTTCCAGCGTGATGGCGCCGGTCGCAATCGCGCTCGCAAAGCCGGTGCCGACTGCCGATAGGACGGAAAATTGCAGGTTGCCAGCGGCGATCGTGTCGCTGTACGCCGTCGCGGACGCTGTGACCTGCGCCAACGTTGCTGCGCCGCTGGACATCGTGCCGGTCAGGCCTGCGCCTGATGCCTGCAGCGGAGAGAGGGCCGCGTCGCCGTCGCTGGTCGTCGGTGCGCCGCCAAACAGCAGCGCGCCCGAAGCCGTCATGGCGGACAGTGCCGCCGCGCCGTCAGAGATGGTTTCGGTCAGGCCGGATGCAGACAGCGTTACGATCGGCAGGGCCACTGCGCCAGCGCCGAGGTTGCCGGTGATACTGACAGCGCTCACGGTCGGCTGCGCCAGGATTGCCGCGCCGTCGCTGAAGGTGTCCGACCGGCTGGTCATGTCTGCGGCCAGCGTGATGGCGGCCAGATCGGCCGCGCCCGTTGCCAGGGTTTCCGCGAAGCCGGCAGCAACCAGGCTCACAGGCTGCACGAACGCTGCGCCATCGGATACGCTGCCCGCTATGCCGGCGCCACTGGTCATCGCCGCCAGCGGCAGAGTAATGGCACCGTCGCCCGCATTGTCCGGTGGTGGTGCTGTGGCGATGCCGGCCAAGGTCATCGGCACCAGGGCAAGATTGCCCGCGGCGACCGCACCGGCAAAGCCGGAGGCAATCGCATCCAGCGGCAGCAGTGGCGCATCGCCGTCTGCAATGTTGCTGGCAAATGCGCTGCCGCCGGCCTGCATGAGTTCCAGCACGGCCGCGCCATCGGCCACCAGGCCGCGCAGCATGACGCCGGATGCATCCAGCCCGGTGATTGCCGCATTGCCCGTTGCCGGCAGTGCGTCCACCGTGGCAGTCGCGTTCAGCGTGATCTTTTCCAGCAGGAGTGTGGCATCGCCGGCAAGGCCTGCGGTGCCCGAGGCGCCCACCGTCATCGGCAGCAGGCTGGCTGCGCCGGCGGCATCGGTCAACGCCGACACGTCCAGCAGCGGCAGCAGGACCGCGCCATCGGCTGCCGTACCGGCGATCATGGCACCGTTTGCATCCATCGATGTCGCCTGGCTATCACCGAAGCCGACATTGCCCGCATAGCCAATACTCGTCAGGGTCAGCAGCGCCAGCGCGGGCGGCGGCTCAAGACTGCCGGCCAGGGTAGGTGGCAGCAGGGGCACTGCGCCGTCGCTGACCGTGCCCACTACACCAAAGCCCGCCATATCCAGCGGCGGCAGCGCCAGCGGGCCTTCCAGCGAGCCCGCAATGTCCGGGCTGGTGATGGATAAATCGCCATTGATTGTCACGCCGACAGCAGTCTGGCTTGCTGTGCCGGCAACGCTAAAAAACCCGAGGGAGACGTTGCCGTTGTTGCCGGCTACGACTGGTGCGTTGGTGATGGCCTGCGCGGCGGTACTGCGGGCGATCGTGTAGGTTTGGTCAGCAGAACCGGACTGTCCGGTTCGCGTATCGGCAACGATCCACGCCAGCGTGGTCGGGTCGTAGTATTCGAGCGTAAAGTTGCTCGGCATCGCGGCGGCAGATTCCGGCCGGATGTAATAGGTCAGCGCCTCGTACACCTTCCCAGTTGGGAATGTGTAGGTTAGCGTTGCAGCAGTCACGCCATCCGAGTGCCAGGCAGTGGAGGAATTGTTGTCGTCCGTGGCATAGCTGGCTGGGAATCCCGTAGCAACCGACAATGCCGAGGACGTGCCGCCATAGTTCGAGTCCATGAACCCGTACAGGCCGTTCCCGCTGCCCAACTGCCAGTCGAGAATGCCGATGTAGGCTGCCCCGTTGTTGCCGGTGATGTTCAGGCGCCACTGTTCGGACGCCTCGTTGAACAGGCCGGTGTGGGTATCGTAGCCGGTGGCGCCGATGGTGTATTCGCGGGTCTGGAACGCGGTCCAGCCGGTTTGTGCGGTGCGGGTATCGACAACGACCCAGGCCGTGCCGTTGAAATATTCAAAGGTGAAATCTTTGGGGGAAAACGTCGGGTCAGCGTCGCCCTTGATGACGAACGAAACAATCCCTTGTGCAGCAGAATAGGTGGCGCTCCAGGCCGAGGCAGTGATGCCAGACGTGGTGCGCCAACCGGTGAAGACATCACCGTCCTTTGCCGCATTGGCATTATGGGAAAAGTCTGCCGCATCATCGGCAGCAAACGACGTGCCGCTCGGGAAATCGGCAGGCACTCCAACCGTTTGGCGGAACTGGAAGTCCGTTACGCCCAGTTGGGCGCCGCCATTGTTGGCGGTGACGTTGATGCGCCATTGGGTTGAAGTAGCCATGCGGGTGCGCTCCGGTTACGCGGTCGGCAGGGTGATCGGGAACGACGCGATGGTCTGCGTCGCAGCCGCGGTCACGGCAGTCGAGCTCATATTCAGCTGCGCGCCTGAGGTGGAGATCGCGCCATCCATGCGGAACTCGGTCTCGGCCGAATCCAGCACGCCCGAGTCAGCGACAGCGCCGACGAAGCGGAACCAGCCCGCGGTGCCAGTCACGCCGGCGATGCCGGACCAGGCCTGCGTTGCGCTCTTGGCCAGTACGCCGGCAGCGGCGAAGCCGAACTTGAGGCCGTTGACTGCGGTTACGCCGCCGGACAAGGCCGCGTAGGTGGCGGTCAAGGTGGTCAGTGATCCAGCGACAGCGAGGGTGTTGGCGGTAGCGCCGGCACCACGGTTAGCCTTGATGGTGACGACGGCGCCCGAAGACGAAGCAGTGTACTCAGGTACGGACTGACTGGAATTTATTGCCGCTGCCACGTCCGCCGCGGTCTGCGTCAGGGTGCTGTTAAACGGCACCGATGCGTCGAGGATCGCGACGCCGCCGACGGTAACGCCATCGACCGATCCGGCAGAACCAGACAGGGTCATGGTGCCGGTGGCTTGCACTTCAGGCGTATGGGTGCCGCCTGCGGCCGTGATCGTGGCCAGCAAGGTGCCGGTAGGCGCGGCATCTGCGGTAGTTGGCTGGGCGCCGGAGTAGATCAGAATCTTGCCGCCGGTCAGGGCTTCCTTGATGGAACCACCCGACAGGGCGTAATTGCGAATCGCGGTCGATAAGCGAAGGGTCACGGTAAATCTCCTATAAAACCCCATTCAGCGGGGCGAAAAAAAAGCCCCGCATGTGCAGGGCCGTTCGGGGTACTACGTAAGTCAGGACTGCATGAAGAGGAGGTATTGGCGCAAGGCCGATCCTTGCCGAAATATTGCAGCGCCGGTTGACCCTGCTGCGAAGCGATAACGCTCCGAGGTAAAGTTGACGACCTCACCGCTCTCAGTGCCAAGGTAGATACCCAGCGCGGTAGCGAAGACAGCGACCTGCTGGCCCGCCATGGATGCATCCCCTGTCACCAGCACGCCTTCCGCGCCCACTGCCGAACGCGCTACGGCCGGCGCACCCACGACGACAGTCAGCGCCAGTTCCTCGAGCTTGTCGCCGGCGAGGAAGTAGACGGCCTGCTCGGTGCCGATGTACAGTCCATGCTCAACGCCGATCAGGAAGCGAATCAGCGAATCGTCTACGGCGATATAGTCTCTGAGGTCGCACAGGCCATAGGACAGCGGCACGGTCGCATACAGGAACGCGCCGGACGCGATGAAGATGCGGCCACGGTGATAGGTGAGACATTGCCCGGCTGGAGGGGCGTCCATCCACTGCGAATTCAGGGGCAGCGCCAGTTGCGCGCTCAGGATGTCGGCGTTGCCATTCGCGGCCGGCGCGATGAACGCCTGGTACAACTGCTCGCCGTTCGGCTCCGTGATGTAGATCGCCACTTCTGCAACCGTCGGGTCGGGCGGCGCATCCCAGGTTACGCGCAGGCCGCCGTTGTCGGGCAGGCTGATGCGCTCCGCCATCCCGGCGCCGGACTCTTCGCCGTCAGTCCGGCGGTAGGTCAACGTCACCTGGTAGTCGCCGGCAGTGAGCGAACCGGAAATGGCCGCAACGCCCGGCGCTGCCGGTGTCGGCATGCCCCATGGGCGACCACGGCCACCGATCAGGGCGCCGGACTGCTGCCCATTGCTCCAGTACACATTGCCATTGACCGAGACGTAGTCCACCGGCAGGTCGGGTATCAGCCCGGCCGCCAGTGTGGCGCTTGTAAAGTCGGCGCGCAGCTGCATCAGGCGGCTGCCCTGCACGAACAAGCACAGGTCACCCGAGGACCATAGCGAATGCGCGGCGCCGGCGACCTGCTGCACGGTCCCTGCCCTGCGCGACAGACGGCCGGAGTTGTCGATGTCGACATTCGATGCCGTTACCAGTTCGACCGAAGCGTCGGTCTTGGTCGGCAGCGCACGGATGCGCTCGGGCGGCAGGATGTTGTTGATGCCGGCGAAGGCGTTGAAGGTAACGTCAGCCATGGCGGAAGACCCAGAAGGCAGCGCGGATGCGATCCGTCAGGGAACGCTTCGCCGCCATTTGGGCCGACACTTCACGAGCGGCTCGAAGCGACGCATGCGCTGTCTCGTTACTTGCTTTCGCCCCAAGGTATATCAGTCGCGCTGCCTCGACCTTTGCGGCATCTTGATATGTCTGCTCGACAAATTGTTTGTCCATTATTTGGGCTCCAAGGTGTCGATTCCCTTCCCGCAGAAAACATCAAGCGCGCAAGCAACCTCAACGGCGCGGCGGGCACCATGCCCCAGATAAAGGGCTGCGAGAGCGTAATCTCGTCCAGAGCCCATCGCGATAAATGACTCCTCGCACGGCTCTGGGTAGGGGCCGCCCGTGCCTGAATACTCGAAAATTTTCCCCTCATTGTTGATGAACAGAATGTCAGCAGTCGACCCCGGGTCGCGACTAGCCGGCCAGGTATCCAGATTGCGCCCCGCTTTGATCCAGTCCAATAGCGCCATGCCGTGCGTCGGGCTACCCGCAAAACCAACTAGGCCATCATTGACTCGAAATATTTTAGTAACCGCGGTCGCATACCCGGACGAGGTGCATTGCTTGTCGGCGGCCAACGTCTTTCCATCCCATGCGATGACTGTCATATATGGCTACCAGTTAATCCGCACAGTAGTGGCTTTATGCGCACGCTGCTTGCGCTGCACATTCGCATCCGGCAAGTAGCCGAACGATGCTTCGAACAGCCCCTGATACTCGCCGGCTTTCGCTTTGTCCAGCGTCTCGCTGTCTTGCTTTAGGTAAGCGCAGCGCAGCGCCCAGTCGAGCAGGCGGTAGTGATATTTCGCGTGGATCTCGGGCATATCCGTGTCGGTCGCCATGTCGGCAATCGGCAGCCGGAACACGGTCAGCAACAGCGTGTCGGCCATCGGGCTTTGCGGCACCAGGTGGATGCGGCCGTTGTCTTCCACGAAATAGCGCGGCTGGCCGGTCATGGACCGCCAGTCCGAATATTCAAGGTCCAGATCCTCCGCCGTGGTGCGGGTCAGCGGCTTGGGCTGGCTGGCCAGCTTCACGTACTCGACCGTCAGGATAGCCGGGTGCAATGGGTAGTCCACGTCCGTGGTCGTGACCGCAATCTGCGTCACGTCGGCGGTGGTCGAGTCCTGAATCAGCCGGGCGCGCTGCGCCGCCTCGGCCACAGCTTCGTTCAGGTAGAGCGTGACTTCATCGTCACTCCACAGGAATGGCTCAGTGGCGTCGTCGGCGCGCGCACGAAAGGCGCTGATCAGGTCGGACAGGGTCATTTCGTGATCTCAGCCCAGAGTGCATCGCGCTCGGAGCGGTCGACCGTGAAGCCGGCCTTGGCGCACAGCTTCGTCAAGTTCGGCTTGCCATCGGCCGTAAAATCGCCTTCTTCGGCACCGTCGAGCATGGCATTCATGGCTTCCATGACAACCTTGCGGCGGTCGAAGGACTCGCCCTCGGGAACCGGCACTTCTTCTTCGGTGCCGAAAGCGATGCAGCCGTGCGCGATGGCTTCGCGGTGAAAGCGTGCTTCGAGTTCGCCGAACGTAGTGTCAACGACAGCGGTGTGGCCGCTGGTCAGAGCCAGCAGAACGGGGTGTGCCCCGGGCGCCTTGAATCGCATGTGGAACTCCTAAAAAACCCCCGGCGTGACTGATCAGGCCGAGGAAAAATCGCCGTGCCAGCGAAAGGGTGAATACGTGGTAAGGAATAGGTATCCCCCCCCCTACCCCCCCCTTCAAATTGGGGATAGGGGATACTTGCAGGGGGATACCCTGTTGTGCTACTTAGCCTTGCGAGAATGCAGCGCGACCCTTGACGTAGTAATGCACGCTCAGGCGAACAGCACCAGCGGTCGGAGCAGCGCCAACACCAACCCAGCGCACTGTGACGGCTGGCTCGGACGAAGTGACCACGTACCCGGTCGGAATCAGAACGGTACGCCCGGCAACAGCCAGGTTGGCATCGTTCAGGTAGCGGTTTTCATTCGATGCGTCCCCGATGTCCAGCACGTCGGAAGTGCCCGAGTTGAACGCAGTGGTCACCACAACGTCGCCGCCGGTCACAACTGCGTTGCGCGGCAGGTCCAGAGCGGACAGGTCGACGCCGGAAACGAGGTCGGCAAAGCCAATGTCCACGGTCGCCACGATCAGTTCTTGGCGGCCGGAGTTTTTCTTGATAGTCATGTCAATTCCTTCACATCATCATAGGGAATCGCCAGCCCGAGGATTCGGGCCGGCGATGGTGCGATTACTGCGCGAAGTGGTCGATCGACAGGACGCCGAAATCCTCGACCGACTTGTCGTAGATGCTGAAGAACTTCGGCTTCATGAAGCCCAGCATCTTGTCGACGTTGATGCCCTGCTGCGAACCGTACTGGAACTCTTTCTCGTTCCATTCCGGTGCGCCAAGGTCAGCCATGCCGAGTGCCTGCGCGCCGCACAGCAGCGTGCGGGAGCCATTGACCGTGCCGCCCGATCCCCACTTCGAGCCGGATGCGGCGCCCTTGGTGGAGTAGACCAGGCGGTGCTCGTGCAGCACCACGCCGTCGATGGTGACCGTGCCGCCGGTGAACCATGGCGAATCAGTGCCCTGCTTGGTGGCCACGCCGACGACGGCGCGCTGGTAGTCCGCATCCTTCTTCAGAGCGGCCAGCGTGCCAGGAGCAACCATCATCACGTAGTACTCTTTACCACCGTCCATCAGCGGCTTGACGTAGTGTTCCTTGGCATAGGCCACGGCGTCCACGATCATTCGGTAGGTCGGCACGTAGGTCGACGCGATGGAGGCCGTGTTCGACACCTGCAGCGACGTGCCATCCCACATCAGGGCGCGCTTCGAGGAAGGCGCCGAGACGTCCGCTGCGAACGCGAGGTTCGGGAACGGCGAATCGGTACGGGCCGAACCGTTATTCATCTGGCTGTACGAGATGCCGGACAGCGTCAGGAATGCCAGTTGGTCAATGCGGTTGGCGAGCCAGTAGGCCAGGCGATCGCGGCCCATTTCGCGGAATTTGATGACCGTCTTCTGGTCAGCCAATTTACCCTTGTTACGCACCGAGTGGGTCAGCTGGTCGATGTTGACGATCTGCGTGTAGCTCTGCATCGCCTCCTCGTTGCCTTCGCGCTCGTTGTCGCCAATCACGCCGTCTGCAACCAGGTCAGCCACCAGCAGCATCAGGACCTGCTCACCCTTTTCGGTCTTGGTGAGTTCGGTGATGCGCTGGATGACCGAGTTCTGGTCGGTTCCCATGAATTTCTTGATGAACATCTGGTCACGGGCTGCGGACCATACGTCACGAGACCATACGATCTTCTGTTGCGGGGTCAAGGCCGCAAAATTGGTTAATGCCATGTCTTTGCTCCAAATGGAAAATGTGGGAAGTGGATTGCCTGGGCTGTACGCCGCCTCGACTCACGCGAAAGACATGGCTCATCAGTGCCAAGAAACTGTCCGGTTTAGCGCCTGGGAAGGCGAGAACGCTGTAGGTAGCGACCCATGAAAAAAGCCCGCTGGTTAGGCGGGCTTCGGTGTTGCAGTGCTGCTCACTACTTACGCCGGCTAGGCCCTGCGATGCCGGTGAGGTACAACACGAACAGTTGGCACGCCACATGCGTGACGCCGCACGCCAGTCGGGCGATGCCGAGGATGGCGCAGGTCGTGCCAAGCTCCAGGACTATGACCGGAAACCACAGCGTCCACAGGAAGCAGCGCACCATCGGTGATTGAATCTGGATGATGAGCGCGGTCATTTGCTACTCCAGACTAAACTGCTTGTTCAGCTTTTCGCTCAATTCATCGACTTCTGGACCAACAAAGAAATCGGCGGTGATAAATACGCCGTTGGATGCGGTGAATTCAACATGAGGTGAGCTTTCATCGTGATTTGCCGCAAACTCGGCAAGCGCCTGCCTTACCAGCGGCGCAAAGTAGCCATCGCCTATAGCGGGATGCGAGAGCCTAATGTTTGCACCGCGCTCATAAGTTTTAGTGATCATGCGTCACCCCGCAGCCGTTTCCGCTCGGACGCCGGCAGCGCATCGAACTCTTCCTCGCTCATCTTCGCCACGTCATACCGCGCGCGCGATGCACGTTCGCCGACGCCATTGAGCGCCATCGGCTGGGCGGCCGCGGCCAGTGCGTTGCGCTGCAACGCCTCTTTGCCGCGCGAGTCGGTCTTCGGTTCGGGCTCGGGTTCCTTGCCCTTCGGCGCATACATCGGCACGATCTTGGCGACCGCCTTCTGCAGCGCGAGGTCGGGACGCAGGCCCTTGCTGGCGTAGTAATCACGCCACTCCACGACTTCGGCAATGGCCTCCTCGTTGGCCTGATCACTCTCAGCGTTCAGGAATGGATACTTGGCAATGGACTCATTGGCAACTGCCACTAAGCTGGCATCCGTGTCGCGCTTGTCCATGACGGCAGACACGCGGGCAACAGCGGCGGCTTCAGCCTGTTGCTGGATATGCTGATTGATCGCGCCCCGGATCTGCTTGGCTCGTGTGGCGTCGCCATCGCGCAGCGCCTGCAAATAGGCGTCCTCGGCTGCGTCCAAATCGACCTGTCCGGGCTCTTGCTGGGCAGCCTGTTCCTTCGGCGCCTGCAATGCACGCAATTGCTCTTGCAGGGCGGCGCGCTCGGTCTCGGCCTGCTTCATGCGGGCGTTGACTTCATCGAAACGTGCCTTCGGAATGCGGGACTCGGCCTTGTCGGCGTGTTCTTCTGCTGCGGGCGCCTCCTGGGCGACGGCTTTCAGCGCGCCAATGTCCAGCGGCGTTTCTTCAGCGGTTTCGGCGTCGAAATTGTCGCCACGGTCTACTGCTGCGGATGCGTCAACCTCTGGCTCTGCGTCCAGGGTGATGACTTCTTCCATATCGTTATCTGCTGGCACGGTCTAGCTCCTTAGTGTGTGGTTATTTCTTGTCGTCGGCTTCGTCATCCTCGCCGAACACGGTTTCCATATCCTCGATCTTCTTCTTGGCCAGGGCCTGGGCGGCGGCCATGCGCTTCTTGTTCTTGCGGATTTCCTCGGCACGCACGAGCGTTCTCATGTCATCCTCGGCGCTGTAGTAGTCGTCCATTGCGACGGGCGATGCTTTTGCCATTACTGCTCTCCTGCGTGATTGACGGGGGTGTGTGTTGCGCGCACCAGGTTGTCGAAAAACTCTTTGCCCAACTTGGCGACGGTATCGGCCGGTATAACGAACTCCCCGGCGCTGACCTTGATCGGCTCGCCGGTATCCACCACGACGGCAGGGATTGAATCGCTGGTGCCGGTACCCGGTCCCTCAATGTGGCCGCCATCAGCAAAGGCTGGTGCGCTGTCCGGTCGCGTTGTCTCGATGCCGTGGCGCTCGCCCATGCCTGGTGTTGCCGGCTTCGGGATCGGCGGCGGCATCAGGGTGGTGGCGCCCGGTACGGCTGGCGTCGCGCCCGGTGGCATGAAGCCGATGCCGGTTTTCTTGTTGTTCACAGCTTGCACCGTCAATCCAGCAGCTGGATCGCCACCGGCGGGAAACTGCGGATCGTCCGCACTGGCCGGCGCCTGGTAGCCCGCCGCCTTCATGAGTTCGTCGGCAATCGGCGCGGTCTGCGGCACGGCTGCGATAACTTCGGCCGCCTGCATGGCGCTGAACTGTGTTTCGATGGATTTCTTGATCGCGGCATTGTTGACGTCGCCGATCTCGGCTTCGACCTTCTTCGCCTGAGCTGCGGTCAGTGCCACCTTGGCCTCCGTCAGCGGGTCCGGCTGCTTCTGGCCGTCCATGCGCGACAGGATGTCGGCCTTGTCGGTCAGGTTGCTGTGGCGGATGACGACATCATCAGGGATGGCCACGCCGGACTTGCGCAACTCCAGCGCCTGCTGGAACTGGGTGTCTTCAAACGTTGCCGCCATCGGCTGTTCAGTGATCACGACGTCATACTCGCCTTCGGTCATGTCATTGTGATACTGGCCGGTCGCCGGGTCCATCTGGTTGATCGCCAGTTCCTTCGTCTCCGGCTTGCCCGTCATCGGGTTCATCTCGGTGATGCGGAACACCCGGGCGGCAGTGTAGAACTGCTGCATCAGGTCCAGCATGCGCACCGCCAACAGATGCCGGGTATGCGACAAATTGTCCAGCGGCGTGGCCAGCTGCTGCTGCGACGCGAACTGCTTGGACTGGATCGCAATGCCGGAAACTTCTGCGCTGTTGATGCCGCGCATGGCTTCCGGCACGGTGGCATCCTTCAGCGCATTGGTTGCGCGGTCGATCAGGCGGTCTACGCCAGTCGGCACGGCGTTCGGCTGAATCTTGGTCGGCACCTGCGAGCCCACCTTATGCTCCAGCACCAGGCCAGTTTTTGCGCCTACGGCCTCGAGATCTGACACCTCCATGTTCGTCAGGCTGTTCTCTTCCACGATCCAGCCGGAATTGGCGCTGGTGTTGATGATGTGGACGAACTGGGACACTGCCTTGTTCAGCGCCTCCTGCGGGCCGATGGCGTTGTCGACCATGCCGCGCGTCTTGCCGCGCCGGAAATAGGCGAAGTACGGAACGATCGTGAAGTGTTTATACGGGCTCCAGTCGTCATGCAGCAGCATGTCGTAGGTGGAAACGGTCCACTTGATGCGTTTTTGCATGCGCCTGGACACGATGACGCCTTCGGCCTTCATCTGCGCCAGCACCTCGGGCGAATCATCTTCGATCACGCGAACGTCGCCGGTTTCGGGCCATACGCCCACCTTGGTCAGCGAATAGACCCAGCGCTGGCGGTCGACCACGCGGACCCGGCGCACTTGTGCATCCGAGTAATAGGAATCGTAGGCGTGGCCCGAGTTGGCATCGCCGAACTTGTTGCGCGGCTCATCCTCGCCGAAGTCGCCAAAGTCGCGCTCGTCCGGGTTGTAGTTCTCGACCTCGATTCGCTTATCCTTGCCGAATTGCTCCTCGATCTGGTCATAGGTCAGCCAGCGGGTCGTGATCACATCCTGCCAGTCATCCGGGTCGTAGCTCTTGCCATCCGGGTCGGGGATCACGTCCAGCGGGTCCAGCGTGGTAATGCTGATGTCGCCCTGCAGGTTGTCGGCGAAGTCCATGCGGATGTCGAAGTAGCCGCGCTGCTGGATGATGCCATCGCCAAATACCTGCGTTTCGAGCCAATGGAGCTTGCAGGCGTCGGCAATCTGCATGGCGATCTTTGAGCGCAGTTCGGCCTGCTCCTGATCGGATTTGCCGCCACGCGGCTTAAACGCGATGTCCATCCGGTTGTGAATCTGATAGCCGATGGCGCTGTTCACGCTGGGCATGACCTCGTTGAACTCGTAGGCGGGACGGCCCTGCGACTTCAGGATAGCCAAGTCGTCGGCGTCCCACTGCTCGCCGCCGCCAAGGAAGAAACGCTCGCAGCGCTGAGCCTGGGCGCAGTAATCCCGGTGTCCGCGGGTGCGCCCGTACTCATAGCGCATCCAGTTTTCGCGGGCTGCCAGATCACTCATCGTATTCCCTAGTTATCAATTTGTGCGGTGCACTGAAGCGTCCGGCGGGTGCCGTCGTGCATTTCCAACTCAACCCAGCCGCGGTCAATTTGAAACCACGCGGACTCAACATCATTGAGATTGACGCCGGTCATGCGCAGCTGGTCAATCGTTGCCCGAAATTGTTCAGTCGTCAGGCTGTTAGCGTTTTCAAGTTCCATGTCTGCTTACTCTGGTTACGCTGCCTGCGCGCTGCCTGAATGACCGGCGCGGTTTTTGAGTTTGTCGCGCCAGGACACCTTCACGACGTTGCGCGGTGCCACCTTGACGGCGAAGGTCATCGCTAGCGCGTCGGCACTGTCCGGGCTGCGCAGTCCGCGCCGCTTGGCCTTCTCTTTCGATTCCAGCACCATGCGACGCGAACTGTCGTAGGAGTAGGTCAGGCCAGTCAGGTCGGACTGCAGCGCGTCGTCGTCGGGCAGTTCGCACGGCAGGTCGTTCAGCCAGTCGCGCATGTTGCCCCACATCTCGGCGCGTTTATTCACGTACTTCGTATCCTCGATCGCCTTGCCGCCGGCGTGGATACGATAGATGTTCTTGTAGCCCTGCTCGGTCAGGCGCGATTCCACACCAGTGCCGACGCCTGTCACGTCTATCATCACGGCGTCCGGCTCCCACTGTTCGATGGCGATGGCGACGAGCCCTGCCATTTCCATGGTCGATTTCTTGCTGAATCGCTCGACATGCAGCACCCGGCGGCCGCGGCGCACCACAATGACTGACTTGTCGTCGCCATACTCGGCCGGGTCCACGCCGATGCACAGCGCGCCATGGTCGTCGGTCAATTTGGTGTTGCGTGCCAGTTGCACTGCTTCCGACGAAATCAGACTGTCCTGGCTGCCGGCCTGGAATGCCATGGCAGCCGTGGCCGGGTATTCCTGGTTGAACAGGCCGACATCGCCGCCAAAGTCCGACAGCAGTTTCGAGCGGCGCCAGAACATCTGCTCCAACGACAGGTCGAACGCGGCCATGTATTCGGCCTCCGCATCGTCCAGCGCGAAGCCTTCCGGTACGTCTTTCTTGTAACCCTCGTCCCAGTACCACGGGCAGAAGATGGCGATGTATTCGCCCTCTCCCTCTTCGGCCAGTTGCCACATGGTGTGGAACATGTTGCCGATGCCGTAGGCGGTGGACTCCAGCACGATCTCGGTGCCTGGCTGGTCCGGCACGGTTTGCCCGATGCCCGCCATGTGATCGGCCGCATTCGGCCAGAAGGCGCACTCGGAACCATGGAAATACTGTGCGGTGGCGCTTCGGCCTGTCGACCTGGCGCCGGCTGTCGCCACCTTGTAGCGCGAGTCCAGCTTGTCGAAGAACAGTTCCTTGGCGTTATCTGCCGCAGTGCTGGGCTTGACCGCGTCCGGGCAGTTCTCCAGATAGCGCTTGGTCATGCCGAACAAATTGTCCGTGGCGCTCTGCTCGTGCGTCAGGATGAAGACCTGCTTGCCGAACTCGCCCGAGGCTTTCCAGAAGTACCGGCCGCCGAGGTAGGTACTGGCGCCCTGCTGCCTACCCTTCAGCACAAGCGCACGGACCTTGCCGATGCGCGCCAGTTGCGCTTCCAGTTGCTCATGGATGTGCTTTTGTGCGCGATTCAGTTCGAACGGGACGATGGCACCCGGCTTGGTTCTGATCTTGAGGCAGCGCGGCGCGTAGAACTCGAAATCCTCACGCAGCCGGCGCAGTATTTCCTTCGGATCGGTCATTGCCCTGCCAGTTCGCGCAACTGCTGCTCGTATGGCGTCACGCTACCTTTGTCGTCGTCAATGTTGAATGCCTGGCGCTCCATAGCTACCAGCGACTTCAGCGATTCGGCCAGCGTCTTCATCGTGCCGGCCCTGCTCGACAGGCTGATTACCTTTGTGAATAGTTCGTTTCGCTTGTCCTGGGACTCGCCGCCGTCCTTGAACATCAGCACGGCCAGATCCTTCAGCAGGTCAACGTTCCCGGTCTGCAGTTCCAGTTCCTCGAACAGCGCCATTGTCAGCTTGCGGCCGCGCTGGATGTCTGTGCGGTGCGCAAGGACGATGTTCGTCTGCACCTCCGCGGTGGCTTCTACTACTTCACGCTCCGACGCCTTTCTCGCGTTCAGTTTGGCGTTCAGGTTCGCAGCGTTCAGTTTGGATTTGGTCTTTTCCGCAATGACGGCGGTTAGATCACGAGTCCAGTTATTTTCCTCTGCCACTTGGGAAATGCGGGTGCTGCTGATGCCGAATTCCTTGGCGAGCAGGCGAAATGACCTCCCGGCGCGGTAGGCGGTTTCGAGTCCCGGCCAGTCAACGTCTTTCTTCTGCCTGGCCATTTCCTAGTTCCTCATCCGTGCCTGGCACTCGACAAACCACTCAGCCCGCAACCCCGCGCCCGCATCTGCCACGATGGTCGCCACATAACGCCCACCAGCAGCCAGCGCCAGCGTATAGGGCAGTGTAGCCCGGTAAATCCCCTTGCTTCCGGCGACGTAGGCCATATTCTTCGGCCACGTCTCGCCGGCCACATCCACGCCAGTACTGTCCTTCAGCTGCACGGTCACGGCGGCTGCATTCAAATCTGCCCCGGTCAGTTCATTCTTCAGCGCGGCGACTTCCAGCACGCTATCGTTGCCGACATAGAGTATTGCGATGTTGCTCATCTCGGCCTCAAGTTTGGTGCGCCGCGCACTGCCGCAGCGAGTTTGCTGTGAGCCATGACGGCAGGATGTATGTCTGGGGTCCCGCCCAGGAGCGACTGAATCGAGATCCGGGCGGACAGTTCGCCGCGCGCGACGCTGGCAACCGTGATGGCGGCAATCGTCGTCTGCGCCTGGCTAGTTGCTGCGGTCGAGGCGATGACATCCGATGCGCGGACTTCTGCGCTGGTCGTTTGTCCCTGTCCTGTACTGCTGGCGGCGTCTGCCGCGATCAACCCGGATGCCGTGCTGCCCTGCCCCTGGGCGGTCTGTGCTGCCGTATCTGCTCTTACTGCGCCAGCCAAGACCGCCGACTGCGCCTGACTCGACGTTGCCAGCGTAGTCGCGCTCACGCTTGCTGCCGCCTGTGCGCCTTGCGCCTGCCCTGTCGCTGCAGTCGACCCGACAACGGTAATGGCGCCGATCGTGCCGTTGACTACCTGCCCTTGCGCCGTGGCCGCGGTGCTGTCTGCTGCTATTGCTGTTGACGCCTGCAACGACTGCGTTGCGGTGGTACTGACGGATGCGCTTGCCGACGTCGATGCCGCTGCGGTGGTTGACTGCGCCTGGCTTGCGGTGACAGTGGCGCTGACGCCATCCGCCGCCGTGACGGCAACTGCCTGTCCCTGACTGGTCTGCGCGACTGCGTCAACAGCGATTGCTCCGAATGCCTGTGCGACCTGTCCCTGTGCCGTCGCTATCGACGCATCAGTCGTCGTAACCGCGCCAACCTGCGCCGCGACGCTCTGGCTTTGTGCTGCTGCTACTGATGCGTCAACGCTGACAGTTGCAGCACTCCCAGCAGACTGTGCCTGCGATGCAGCAGTGGCGGCGCTGCTTCCTGTGCTGCCAGCTACGCTTCCTGACTGCGCTTGGGCAGTAGCGACCTGTCCAGCCGCGCTAACCGAGCTCGATGCTGCGCCACCTTGCGCTTGCGTCGATGTAATAGCGGTTGATACGCTAATGCTTCCGCTTGCGCCAGCCGACTGCACCTGAGCTGCGGTCGCCGTTGCGGACGCGGCAATGGTGCCTGCCGCACTCGCCGATTGGCCTGCTACCACGCTAACCGTCGCATCAGCACTGATACTGGCGGCAGCCGTCGCGCCTTGCGTTTGCGTCGCTGTTACTACCGCGTCAACGCCGACACTAGCTGACGCCGCGGCTGTTTGCGCTTGCGATGTCGTGGCCGCAACGCTCACCGCTGCTTGTGCTGCGACTGCTTGTGACCCTAATGGCAGCTCAGATACCGCGCCGAATCCGAGTGCCATGAATCAGTTCCTCATCGGTTAGGCGACAACGACGCCCTTCCAGGCCGATCCCGTATAAATCCACAGCTTCGCACCCGTGGTATCGAACACCATCGGCACCGTGCCTGTCGGGATCGATGCGGGCACTCCGGTTGGGGTGCCGGCGCAGGTAGGGATGCAGGCAAAGCCGCCGGTAGCAGTCGTCGCCAGGGCTGCGCCTGTGCCGTTCAGCACGACGTTGCCGGCTGCGCCAGTTCCCGTTGGCGCACCGCCAGCCAGGGAAATATTGCCCCCATTCTGGTTGGTGCCTAGTCCAGCACCGCCGGCAATCACGACCTTACCCCCGGCGCCCGTACCACCGCCGACCGCGCCGCCCGTTATATTTACGTTTGCCCCCGCCGCGGCGTTGGAGCTGCCCGGCGCGATGTTAATCGTGCCGCCCGCAGTAATGTTTGTGCCCGCGCCCGTGTAAAGATTTAATGCGCCGACGCTGGATGAGCTGTCCGCCGTGGTGATGAGGGTCGGTGCGCCTGTGCTCGCCCCGCCAGGGCCCGCCTTTATAGTGACGCCGCCGCCGCCGACCACGCCAGAACTGGCCGCGCCGCCGGATATGGTGACAGTGCCTGCCTGATTAGTGTTCACGCCGTTGCCAGCTGAAATGACTACGTTGCCGCCATTGCCCGCCCCACCCCCGACTCCATCTCCTGCTTTTAGGTTCAGCGCCCCACCGGCGCCACCTGCAGCAGGAACGCCGCCCGAGATGGTGACTGCGCCGCCTGCTCCGGAAGTCGAGCCACCTGGCCCGCCGCTGACAGTGACCGTGCCGCCGACGCCCGTTGCGCCAGGGGTGCCCCCGGTGACGCTGACCGCACCGCCGGCATTGGCAGAAGTGGAAGACCTGCCGCCGACCAAGGAAGCTGTGCCGCCCTGCGTGCCCGAAAGTCCAGTCGGATTGGCGGCAAGCGCGGCGGTAATGTCAATCCAGACCTGGGTCGTACCTGTTGCCAGCGTCACGGCGGCGCCCGCATTGCTGGATGCCTGCACCGTCGTTCGGGTTAGCGCATTCGTCGCTGAATAGGTGCCCAGACCGCATTCCCAGACGCCGGTCGGCACACCCGATCCATCCACCGCCTGCAGCGCGTAATAGCAGGTGTCGCCCACCGCGCAGACGGCCGAGAACGCACGGAACCCTGTGGCAGCCCCGGCGAGCGTAAGCGCACCTGTACCGGTGGTCGTGGACGTTTCTCGGACCCGATCTGCGACGATGAGTGCCATGCTTTACCTGATCAGAGGCCGGACGTGGCTTCGTTCAGGGTATGGACAAACGAGCTGCAGCTGACTGTCTGTCCGGCATTGATGCTGGTGGTCGCAATGTTCATATTCGCGCCAGACGTACCGATCGAGCCGTCCATCAGCACCGTCGTACCATCCGATTCGAAGGCGCGAAAGAAAGTCGCAGTTCCGGTTGCGGCGGCGTTGGTGTCGCTGGTGATCGCGTTTGCCGTCAATACCCCGTTGACATTTGCGAAGGCCGTGGCATTAAAGCGCAGCGTGGCGAGCAGCGTATTGCCGGACAGTGCAGCGTTGGCATTCGCCGGCTGGGTGCCAGTGTAAAGCCGGAGGTAGCCCGAGTTGAACAAGGCAGCCGCTGCCGCAGCTTCTGCGTTGATCATTGTGTTACTGATCTGAGTATTCAATGACATGACTGCCTCTTATTTGTGTTTCAAGATAGTTGCGAAATCGTTATTTCTTCTTCGGCATCTTCCGCGCCGTAATATGCACATTCCCGACGCAATACCCGCGCGCCTTGTCGATGCGCTCCAGCCTCAGCCGGCTACTGCCGCACCCGCGGCGCTTCGAAAAGATCCGCTCGCCCCAGACATACAGCCAGGCCTTGAACGT